GGAGTACAAGCGATGAAACTAACACGCCGAGGCAAGCAAGTCAGAGCAATCTTTATTTATGTCTTAATACTTAGTGCAATCTATGCGGTATCAGTTGCACTAGGTGTCTGGGAGATTCCTGAATCATGCTTAGTCGAGCAAGTCGGATGCCCTGCGGGACTGTGACCAACGCCACACACAAAACTATTGACACGCTATGCCACCAACTGGCAGAGTAATAACTACCAACCAACAGACAGGAGAAACACAATGGCACTACCAGAACAAACACTAGAAGCACTAACCAACGGACAAAACCACATGTCTTTCAACGAGAACGGAGAACTAACTAGCGCAAGCGGGTCAGGCGTGGATTTGTATGTCCTTATCTCTCTCGTCTCATGGATTAAGTTAGAACTTAAGACAGGAATGAAGATGACCCGCAATGGAAGCACACTTAAGAAGGCTAACGAAATGCTAGGCACTAACTACAAGCGCAAGCAACAAGCACTTGACCACCTTGAGTCACTGCTTTCAGTACTTAAGACAGAGGAGGAAGCATGAACAAGTGTGCAAATTGCCACAGATGGCAAGGTTTCCAATGCCCTGCAAATTGTGGAGAGTTTAATTCTATTGGAGTGTGCGAGAACTGTGGGTTAAGACATGAAGGATAAGTGGCTAGTCACACTAGAGATTGACACATACGATGGCGACCCTCGTTACTGGGATTGGGCGCACTACTTAGTGGGTTGCGACTTCAAAGTAATTACCTCAGAGTTTAAGGGGCGAGTGCTACCTGATGAACAATAAAGAAATTAAAAGGTTGCACACCACTATAAAGAGAGCAAGGTCACAGCGTAATGCAACCAAAAACAACGAGGACTTCGACTACTGGCATGGCATAATGGAACACCACCTAGAAATACTAGGTCAGTTACTTAAGACAGGAGAAAAGAAATGAAGCACGAAATTAGAACAGGCGCAATGATTAAGGGAGTCACAGCCTACGACAAAGACTATGACATCATCATTGACGGCGTAGAGATGCGGGTTATCCTGCATTGGGATGACAACGATGGCTTTGAATTAACTTGGCTTGACAAGGAAGGTAGATTTATTACATCACCTGATTGGCTTGATGGTGTAGAAGATTTCTGTCTTAAGTTAGACAACACAGAATCACACAGCAAGGTGTTGCTATGATAATCATGGAGTGTAGAACTTGTGGCATCACAGTAGAGAATCCAAAGACTATGAACTACATGACCGAACGATGCACACCTTGTGAATTAAGACACAGGGAACTAGCCAACCGCGCTATTGATACATACCTTGACAGCATACGAGAGCAGGAGTTGCAATGAATACCATCCATCCCCACGCACGAATCTGGATTGTTACTGCGGTAGGTCTAGCCGTTGCGCTGGTAGTTACACAGCCTACAGTCTTGACACATCAGCCAGAGGGTAGAGTGATTGCCTACTATGAGAACGACTACCAACGCTATGCCATTGACGAACTGACCAAGCGTGACAAACTTGAGCAATGGTCTTGCTTGTATGAACTATGGAAACTTGAATCAAACTGGCGACCAAAAGCCAAGAACAAACAGTCTAGTGCCATGGGTATTCCACAGTTACTGGATAGCACATGGAAGAACATCGGTCTTAAGCCAACATGGAATGGCAGGAAGCAGATTGATGCTGGACTTGTCTATCTGGAACACAGATACGGAAAGACTGGCAACAACATCTGCCGAGCATACGCTCATCACCTAGCGAAGGGTTGGTATTAAGACATGAAGATTGTATTGAATAAATGTTATGGCGGTTTCAAGGTAACAAAGCACCAAGCGGAATTACTTGGCTATGAGTGGAAACAATTTCCTAATGCAATGCGGTCAGCGTTTGCATCAAGACTTAAAATAGATGATGGGTATGCCGAAGGAGCAAACGAGGATAAGGATAGAGTTAATCCGATTCTTATTGAGTCAGTAGAACGAGGCGACCCTAGTTCATGGGCATCAGACTTGTATGTCTATGAGATACCTGATGGGGCGCATTGGGTCATCAGTAATTATGACGGAGTTGAAACTTTATACTGGTCACTATCAGAAATACATGAGGCTTAAGACATGAGTGGCGAATACTACATCGAAACATTTTGTACAAAGTGTAGAGAGAATCGTGTTATTAACAACGCAACCATTCAGGTGTCAGACTCAGGGCGTAGGATGGCAAGAGGCAACTGCGAAGTGTGTGACACTAGAGTCTATCGAGTGCTTGGTAGGGAGAAAGTTATGGTAGAGAACTGGTTTCATAGTGGCGATGCATACGAGGAAGCAAAGATGGTAATGAGAAAGGTTCATGGTTTCTTTCAGCCAGACATCCAAGTTATCCTTGATGCCCTCCAAGAAGCATACGAGCAAGGGGTAAAAGACGGGAAGGAGTTAAGATGAAGCCTGAGTACCATGAAGTAATGGGCGTGCGAGAGATGGGCAAGCGCCATGGCAAAACCATCACCCGTTATTTCTTAAGATACAACGCAAGGATGATGAGCAAGGGTATGTGCAAGGGTATAGATACCGAAGTATTTTACCCACCAAAAGACTTGTTCACACGCGATGAAGAACGCATGATTGATAAGATGTGTGCCGAGTGTCCGATAAAGCAGGCGTGCTTGGAGTGGGGCTTAGCCCACGAAAGGTACGGAGTATGGGGTGGCACCACACCTGCGATGCGCCATAAGATTCGTAGTCGTGTCGGTTGGGATGTGACGGACCCAAACAATAACCCTGTGTTATGATTGTCTAGCACACAAGCGATGAGTTTGTGTGCATAGAAAAACCCAGCGATTCTCTCCTGTCTCGCTGGGTTTCTCTATGTATTAAGCCAGATTAAGTTCCTTGGCAAGCATGAACACTTCATCACTCAAGTCATCCAAAGTTCCATCGTTGTAGATAACATGATTGAACATGTAGTTATCCATCGCATGCTCTGATGGGTGTCCATTGACAGCGCTATGGTTGTGGCGATTGATACGCCATACAGAACCACCAAGATTCTTGATTGCCTGTGCTTCATTAGGAAAGCGCACATCAGAGACAACAACTTTATCTTCTGCCTTAAGACCTGACAATGCAATGTTAATCCAGAAGTCATCGCCAAACATCTTGCGACCAACATCTGTACCTAGCACCTGCAATAAACGGCGCACCTCTGGGTCACGCTTGGTTACATCCCAGCCATAGTCCTCAACACGACTGGCTATGTGTGTGATGCTATCCAACTTAGGGTTTAGTCTCAGCAATGCCTCACGCATAGGGTCAGCGAAAGCGATACGGCGATAGCCGTAATTAAGACACAACAATTCTGCCGTGCTGTCCTTGCCTGATTGTGCGTATCCACTTAATCCAATAATCATTTACACTCCTTCACTAATTCCCAGTATCTATTCACTCCGCCACCCTTCATTCCATACTTTTTCCTAAACCTATACACCTTGCCACAGTCACACTGCCACAACATGCCAGGTTGTTGAAAGTATCTTCTAGGTGTAAAGCATAAAGTTTCTCTGTGTCTCATCGCTTACATCCACATGTCTCGCATACACATTCATCAGGTAATTTAGGTATGCCAATAAAATCTATACGCCTTGCCAACTCACTTACCATGGCGACAGTAGCATCCATCTTTACCATGTCATGCTTGACAACACCCATTATCTCTACCTTATCCATGACTGTACGCAATTCTTTATGCATGTTGTACAAAGAACGCTCCAGTTCAAAGATTCTCATTCTCAGTGAGTCTATTGCAATGCTATTCTCTCGGCTACGCCTACTCATCCCAATCCTCCTCATGCTTGTTAGCCTTTCGTGACTTAAGCCAGCGGTTAAATGTAGATAGCACATACCTAAAGTTTATTTCCTCTGGCACATGCTCCTTGCGACAAACATGCACAGTCTTGAAGTAATCACTTAAGACATAATAGTCAGCCGATGCAAGCAAGCCATGCCATCCAATGGGTCTGAATCTTTGTAGTTTATCTACGACAGGACCAAGCATAACCTGTGGCTCTTTAACCCAACGCACATCACGAATACATTCCATCGCTTTCTTGAAACTATCAGCATCTGCTTGGGCAATAGCCCTTACTTGCTCTGTTAATTCCTCACTGGCAATGGCTGTAGTTGTAACAACCCGACCAAACTCTTGCACTGGTAGTTCAATAAAATTATCTTCACTCATCCCATAACTCCTCTTGTAAAGCCTTAATAGTGGGACAAGGGTATGCCCATTCACATTCTTGACAGTTGTAATTACCTTCTCTATCAATCTCAAATGGCTTATGTAATTCAACTACCGCACGAATAGCACTACGCCAATAGGCAATGATATTAGCAGAAGTTTCTTTCCAGACTGGACCATTTATTTTTTCCATTAGTTTATCGCGTGGAGTAACTGGTCTTGAAATTGGAATTGGGTTATCGCAATCGCATAATTCTTCGTGTGTCATTTCTGTACTTCCTCCTGCCATTCAAGCACCAGTTCCCAGAACTCTACAAATTGTTCTTCGGTTAACACAGTTTCGTTGCTTGCAAAACTCATCTCCTCAAGATACTCTCCCAAGTCATCATCAATGTAAACCACTGGTCGCTCTGGGTCAAGCCACATAATGTCTCTAATCATTCTGCCACATCACCTTTCCTTGGTCGTCTGTTCCATGTTGGTTGCTCTCCACCAAGTCTGTCTTGCAACTTAGTCAATGCACGCTTGACTCTCTTACGCATTGCTTCTTCTGTTGTGCCATAAGACTCAGCCATTGCACCTAACTCCATGCCACCATTGTGATAGCGCATCTTAAGCAA